TTTTTTTTTCAAGCAGAAGACGGCATACGAGATACATCGGTGACTGGAGTTCAGACGTGTGCTCTTCCGATCTCCTTCCATTTACTTTTTGGGCTTTTTGGCCCTCTGGACCACTAGCCAAAGCATTGAAACTACACACTAACCACAACCAACCACAACGGATTACCTGTGGGTAGGAAGCGTATTGAACTGCCCGCAGGGGCCGAGGCCAGAATCGTTGACATGCTGGTCCGGGGTATGTCCGCCAACGACATCGCCCGCGATCTCGGAATCAGCTTGACGACCGCGAAGCGCCGCGTCGCGGAGCTCAAGGGGAAGGTGCCCGCCGAGAAGACCGCCCGTCTCGCCGCGGCGAAGGCGGCGCCCCCGTCCGCGCCCTCCCCTCCCTCGGACGACGTCCCGATCTCCGAGGAAGAGATCCCAGCGGGCGCGACCGTCGAGCAGATCGACAAGTGGCTGAAGGTCGCCGAGGAGAAAGCGAACAACGCCTCCGCGCTCGAGGACCCTGACGCCCATCTCAGCTACCTGCGGATCGTCCTCGCGTTGATCGAGGCACGGCGCAAGGCCACGCCGATCCCGAAACCGGATCCGAACGACAACCCGGACATGGTGGAGGCTGCCGCTCTCGTGCGCGAGCGCTGGCACAACTTGGCCGAGAACCTCTCGAGGGTGAGCAAGTCGCCGATCGCGGAGACGATCGCGCGGATGTTGAGGGAAGCGCGGGAGTCGACGGACGGGAAAAAGGAGAGGGGATGAGCGAGCACGAGGCGCAAGAGGTGTGTCGCTACTGCGGCGCCATGGGCTCGCCCATGGATGACGGCCCGGCGTGCCCCGATCAGGACGCCTGTGCCGATCGGCGGTTTCGTCCGATGCCTGAGAATCGGTTCGTCTTCCGGCCGAACATCGATCCGAGTGATCGCGAGGGCGTCAAGCAGCTGGCTGCGGATATCGCCTCGTGGCTCCTCGCGGCTCGTGATCGGGTGCAGCGACGCAGCGAAGCGCGGCGAGAAGAGACCGTCGAAGAGCACCTGAGGGGTAGCTGCGCCGATCTCTCTGCGGAGATCCTGAAGCTGCGTGCAAGCGAGGCAGCCATCCGCGCGGACGAGCGCCAGAAGTGCATCGAGGAAGGCCGCGAGGTAGTCGACGCGTTTCACGCGGCTGGTGCCTACGTCGACGCGTGGGGCGCCGCGTCGGTGATCAACCGCATCAATCTAGGCTTCGTCGGCGTGCCGTATCCGTGGGGTCCGAATGGAGAGCCGGCGCCGCTGCGGGGAGGGAGGAAGGGATGAGACACGGAGACATGAAGACGTTCTGGATCACGAAGTACGCACTCTCTACTGGCATCATCCGGAAGGAGTGTCGTGTGTGGGTCGCGTCCCCCGATGTTCCGTACGCCGCGGGTGACGGGTTCTTCTGCCGCATCGGGAAGGATGCGTTCGAGACAGAGGACGAGGCTCGCTCGGACGCGATCCAGCGCGCGAAACGCAAACGCAAGGCACTAGCCAAGGCGGGACGGAAGATGTCGGACCTGATTGCGATGTGGATCGAGGCAGCGAAGTGCGCGGGCAAGGAGGTCTGAGCCAAGTGAAGATCATCCAAGAGATCGTGATGCTCGAGTCGAGAGGCTCGCCGCGCGGCACGTGGGTCTCGTTCAAAGCGTGCATGGATGGCACGTGGGAATGTTCGGCGCGCAACGTGCTCCGCTCCGGGGCTACGCCAGAGGAGGCAGCCGCGGCGGTCGCGGCGGAGTTGCGGAGGGCAGTCTCGGCCGAGCACCTCACGGCGCAGAACAAGGCAGACGTGCTCAGGCGGGTCATCGAGTGGGCGCCATGACGAACGACACGAGCGACGATCGCCGCGCTGTCGTGATCGCGGCGGAGACGAGTCCTTGAAACTCCTCCACCTCTCCGACACGCACGGCACGATGCCTCCGCTCTCCTCGGACGCGGACGTCATCGTCCACAGCGGCGACATCCTCCCGAACCGGACCTTCGGGATTCGCCCTGTAGAGGAAACCTTCCAGCGATACTGGCTCGAAGAGCACGCCGCGAAGATCCGCACATGGATCGGCAGCCGTCCCTTCCTCGTCTGTCCAGGGAATCACGACTTCATCGATCCAACCCCCTACTTGCGAGACGCAGGCGTCGACGCGCACTCGCTCTGCGATCGGTTTCTCGAGATCGACGGGGTCCGCTTCTACGGCTACCCGTGGGTTCCTGTCTTCGGCCCGTGGAATTGGATGGCCTCCCCGCGCGAACGCCTCGCGCGCCTCGTCCCTGCCGTCGAGCGAATGGACGCGGGGGAGATCGACGTCTTCGTCGCGCACGGTCCGATGTTCGGCGTGCTCGATCGCAACGCCGAGGGCGAGCGTTGCGGCTCCCGCGTCCTGAGAGACGCGCTGCGAGAGGCCAGGTTCGCTCCGAAATTCCTGCTGCACGGGCACATCCACGAGGCCGCGGGCGTGCAGGGCTGGTCCCGAGGGATGATTGTATCGAACGCGGCGCGCACGCAGCGCGTGCTCGAGGTGAGTACGTGACCGCCCTCGCAGACGTCGCCGCGCTCGACGGCTCGCTACCCGCGCTGATCATCGCCGAGCTCATCGAGGCGCGCGGTCTCGAGGGCGCGCACGCGAAGATCGACGAGATGCTCAACGGTTTCTCGAACGTCGAACTCGCTGCCCACGCGCACGACTGGCGCGGCATGTGGGCACGCCCGAAGCAGATCCCATCCCCGGCCGGCTGGGAGTCCTGCGGCTACCTCGCGGGCCGCGGAAACGGCAAGACCCTCGGCCTCTCGCACTTCGTCAACGACGAGGCCGAGGCGGGACGCGCGCCGCTCGTCTGCCTCATCGCGCAGGACGAGGACAGCTCCGTCAAGCTGCACATCACAGGCCCTTCGGGACTCATCGCGACGTCGAAGCCGTGGTTCCGGCCCGAATGGCGAGCGTCCGATCTCGAGCTGATCTGGCCGAACGGCTCGCGCGCGTACGTCCGCACGCCCGAGGTGCCCCGGAAGATCCGCGGGCTCGAGTACCACCTCGCATGGGCGAGCGAGATCCAGTCCTGGCCCGACGCGACGATGGACGAAGCGTGGATGAACGTCTTGATCTCGACGCGTCTGGGGCTCTCCCGAGTCGTGTGGGATGCGACGGCTAAGCGCCGTCACCCTCTCTTGACGCGACTGCTCAAGGAAGGCGAGCAGGATCCGCAGCGTCACGTCGTGGTGAGGGGATCGACGTACGAGAACGTCCTGAATCTCGGGCGCGGGTACATCGAGAAGATCGAACGCAAGTATGGCGGCACTCGGCAGGGCGAAGAGGAGCTCTTCGCGCGCATGTTCGACGACGCCGAAGGCTCCGTCGCAAAAGCAGACTGGATCAAGAACGCTCGCAGGGTATGGCCGGAGCGCTTCGTGCGCCGCATCCTCGCGATCGATCCTGCCGTCACCGAGCGCGGCGGCAGCGACATGACCGGGATCATCCTCGGCGGTCTCGGCGTCGACGGACAGGGCTACGTGCTCGGCGACCACTCGGGCAAGCACTCGCCGGGTGCGTGGGCGAAGATCGTTCTGGAGACGTACTTCAAGCAGGAGTGTGATTGCGTCGTTGTCGAAACGAATAAGGGCGGCAAGCTGCTAGCGGAAGTGCTCCGCGGTGCGGCGAATCGGCGGGAGGTCGAGATCGTCCTCCTCGGAAAGACCGAGAAACCCAAGCACGTTCCGGGCGTGCTCTACATCCGCGAGGTGTACGCGCAAGGATCGAAGGCCGATCGCGCGCGGCCCTTGTCGACGGCGTACGAGAAGGGGCGGATCTCGCACGTCGAAGGGGTCGACTTGAGGGAACTCGAGGATCTCTTGACGACGTGGATCCCCACGCCGGGCAAGAGATCGCCGGACAGGCTCGACGCGACGGTGCACGCGATGGTCGAGCTGCTCGATCTCGACGACAACGAGATCGATCCGCGCCAGGGCTTCAAAGGCATCGCCGCGGTCGCGGCTGCGGCAGGAATCGCGAAGGCGCCGCCGCGTCTGCCGGCGCGGAACATCGCAACGTTGCTAGGCGGCGGGGGGACTGGAGGGAGGATATGAAGACGATTCTGTGGTTCGCCCTATCCCTCCTCACCGCGTGCGCGTCGTGCCCGTGCGAACGGATCGAGACACACGACGCAGGCCCGCGCCGCGCGGAGACTCTGCCGCCGCTCGAGCCCGATCCGGAACCTGTCGGCTACGCGAAGCCGTGCGAGAAGAGCGAGCGGGTGAAGATCGAATCGGGCGTGATCATCGACGTCCCGCTCCCGTGCCGGCCGTTCGACGCACGCCGCGATCTCGGGATGCCGCAGCCGTAGCCCTCCCGATCCTCAGGCGCGCGAAGCGCTTCCTCAGATAGTCGAGCGGCGTCGGGGCGTCAAGCGGCGGGTGCCACGGGCGCAGCCGCTTCCGCTGCCTTCTTCGCGGCGTACTCTTCGACGGTCATGCGCCCCGCAGGATCCGGCACTCCGTTGATGTCGAGTAGCGGACCAAGCCCCGTGCTCGCTCGAGCCTCGTTGACGCTGATCACGCGAGCAACGTCCGTCGGCGCCAGCGTGATCGACGGACCCTTCGCAGCCTCGATCGGGAGTGTCGGCGCGCTGATCCCGTGCCGCTCAGCCACCTTGTCGACGAAAGCCTGCGCGACGTCGAAGCCGTTCGCGCGCGCGAGCTTGATTTCTTCGTAGAACGCAGCCGTTCGCGTTGCTTCCGACGCCCGCGCGGCGTCAGCGTCCGCGTCCGGCAGCATGTAGCGGTGCCGCGGAGCCAGCGACGAGTCGCCGAAGTTCACGGCGGTCCACACGTCGATCAACGTCTGGAAGCCGCGCGAGAGGCACGCGAGATCGCCCTCTACCTTCGTGGCAGCCACGCCGAATAGCGCCTGAATGTCGACGCCCGGTGCGCCGCCAGTCGCTCCGAGAACACCGTCGGTGCCGAGATAGATCCGAGCAGCGGCCTTCTCGCCGTTGTTGACGAGCTCGTGGAAGATCTGCCACGCCGTGGAGTTGTTCGTGAGGAAGTCGACCTCAGATCCCGCGGGTTTGATCCCGACCGGGCTGTCCGACGAGGCGATTGCGCGGAGGAGCTCGGCCATCGCCGAAGCCTCCTCGGTCATGTTCCCGTTTTCATCTTGCAGCGAGACGCCCGCGGGCAGTGCGCCGATCACCTTCGCGCTGCCGTGGGCGACGGACGACTTCGCCCAATCGCGAAGCGCATAGGCGAGGCTCGCCCAGACGATCGCAGCCGCAAGGATCGCGGCGTGCTTGTGCGGATCGATCGCGAAGCGCTGGAAGATGATCCAGCGCCCGTCACCATGCACGATCGGGATCTCGCCGAGACCATCGGGATCCGACGCAGGATCAACCCGTGTCTTGTAACACCCGTCGATCACATCCCAGCGGACGTGTTCGATCGGCCAGGCTTGCAGCTCGAAGTCGACGCGGGAGCCGTCTTCGCGCGGGGTCGCGACGCACTGAGCGAACGCGATCTCGTGCGTCACGAGGCACGCATGGATGCTCGCTTTCGTGTCCGCACTGATCCCGATGCCGTGATCGCCGTACAGCGCCGCGCCTTCGGCTGCGATGGATTCTCCGCGCGCGCCCTTCGCCGCGACGATCTGCGTCTTCAGGCAGCGCTGAGGAGCTAGCCGCGCGTCGAGCGCGACCGCGAGCGCGTAGTTCGTGCGCATCGACTCGGCCATCCGAGCCGGCCTGAGGAAGTCCCCGCGCATCTGCGCGTCTCGCGCCGCGAAGATCTCCGCGAGCGTCCACGAGGTCAGGGGAACGCCGCTGCCCTTCGGCGGCGTGAGCATGTGCCGGATTCGCGCGACGTCGAACTCGGCCGCGTGGCGCGTCCGCTTCGCGCGCTTCGATTTGGCGCCCATCCAGAGCAGTATGACCGCTCTGACAATTTATGAGCGGTCGCGCTCATAGATTAGAATCTGTGTCATGTTGTTTTGGAGTGAGCGGATCTCGTCTTCAATCACTGGCGTCACGCGGACCGAATATCGGTCTCGTCGTTGGCTTGAAGTCCGTGGTTCACCCGCGCCGAATCCCCATCACGGCGCTCTCGGTCGTCATCACTGGTGACGATCCGCCTGGAGAGTTCCGAATCTTCACGGCTGGCGAAGTCGATACGACGAAAGGGAAGTTCCTTTTCGACGAGGCTGCAGCCGAGAGCGTGATGGCCGAGTACACGGCGCACGGGATCGATCTGATGATCGATTACGATCACGCGTCGCTCGCTGGCGTGTCGCTCGATCCGGCTCAGGCAGGCAAGGCCGCCGGCTGGTTCAATCTCGAGCTGCGTAACGGCGAGCTCTGGGCGGTGAACGTCCGCTGGACGGAGCCCGCGGCCGAGGCACTGCGGCGCAAAGAATGGCGCTTCATGTCTCCGGCTTTCTCTACCGACGAAGGCCGCATCACGAGCGTCTTGAACGTCGCGATCACGAACATTCCAGCCACCCGCAGACTCGAGCCACTCATGGCTGCGAGCGTCACCTCCTTGGGAGATCACAGCATGCTGAGCGCTGAAACCATCAAAGAGGCGCTCGACGCGCTTATCGCGGGCGACGAGAAGAAGTGCATGGATCTCCTCAAGGGGATCGTCACCGAGGCCGCGTCTGGCGAGCCCGCTAGTGAGGAGCCCCCCGCGGAAGAGCCCGCGGCTGCACTCGCGGAAGCCCCCGCTCCGCCCGAGGAAGACAAGCCCGAGGAAGTCGCCGCGGCACTTTCGGCCGTCGCCAGCCTCTCCGGCAAGGCGTCGATCGTCGCGTCCGTCGCGGACATCCGCACCTGGCACGCGTCGCACGTCGCGCTCTCCGCCGAGCGGCAGAAGCTCGCCGAGCGCGAAGCTGTGCTCGAGGGCGCCGAGCGCCGGAAGCTCTGCGTCGAGCTCGTGAGCCTCGGGGGCCGCGCGCCGTCGACGGTGTGGGCCGACGACAAGTGCAGCGCGCCGAAGCCGTATCTCGCGGCGATGCCGATCGCGGATCTCCGCGCCATGCACGCGGACGCGCTCAAGGCGAACAAGACGCCAGCCGCGCCTGCGCCCCCCGCGCCCGCTGCGGCAGCTGCTCCTCCCGCCTCGACCGCGGGCTCCAAGTTCTTCGATGTCGACGGCAAGCAGATCGAGCTCTCCGCCCGCGAGCTGAAGATCTGTGAAGAGTCGAAGTGCGAGCCCCAGACCTTCGCGATGCTCAAGGCGCGTCGCGCCTCCACCGCCGCTGCCTGAGCTGAGGAAAGACGATCATGAGCAACTCGACCGCGAATCGCACGATCTTCCCTTACGACAAGGGCGGACGAAACATCAATCTCCCGATCGACGGGGGTACGCACATCTACAAGGGCACGATGGTCGCGCAGCTCACCGCGACGAGCATGCTCGTCGCGGGCTCGACCGCGGCGTCCGGACACTGCGTGGGCGTTGCGTCGCACGAGCAGGACAACTCCAGCGGCGCGGACGGTGCGCTCCGGTGCACGGTCGAGACCGACAGCATCTTCCTCTTCGCGAACGGCAGCGGCGCGAACGCGTGCAGCGAGGCGACCCCGCTCGGCGCGGCCGTCTACATGTTCGACGATCACACCGTCTACGACAACAGCGACGGCGACACCCTGCAGCGCGCCGGCTACTTCGCAGGCATGGAGCCGGACGGCAAGGTCCGCGTCTTCGTCACGCCCTTCGACTTCGGCGCATCGCTCGATGTCGGCGAGGCCTCGGCCTTCTCCGGCCACGGCGTCCGTGGCGCGAGCACGGCGGACATCGCGGATCTCTCCGCGTTCACCGTCGCGGGTGTCGACGGCCTCACGTACGCCGCTGGCGAGCGAATCCTGCTCAAGAACCAGACGGCGACCGAGGAGAACGGCGTGTACCTCGTCGGCACCGTCGCCGCGGGCGTTGCCCCGCTGACGCGCGCGCTCGACGCGGACGGCGCCGCGGAGATCGTCCCCGGCATGCTGGTGCACGTCTCCGAGGGCACCGCTGCTGCGAACTCCTGGTGGTTCCTCTCGACGAACGCGCCGATCACGATCGACACGACCGGCCTCGCGTTCGTGGAGGTTCCCAACCTCTCGGATCTCGCGGCGACGACGAACGGCAACGGCGCCGCCCTGATCGGCGTCGAAGACGCGGCCGGCAACTTCGCGGCTACCACGGTGGAGGCCGCGCTCGCGGAGATCATCGCGGACTACGCGGCGACGACGAACGGCAACGGCGCGAGCAAGATCGGGATCGAGGACTCGGCCGGCGACATCACCGCAACCACGGTGGAAGGCGCTCTCGCGGAGATCGGCGCGGCTCTCTTCGCCGGCAACATCACGAAACTCCAGGTCGCAGGTGGAACGTTCGCGACGGGCACCGCGACGATCAACGCCGGGATCGTCGTCACGGCGGACACGGACGCCTTCGTCATCATGAGCGCGGTCGTCACCGGCTCGGCGAACGTCGGCGGCGTCGCGCACCTGAAGGCGTCCAACGTCGTCGGCGGCGCGGGCGTCGGTGCGGTGACCCTCAACATCCTCGGTGCCGACGGTGCGGTCGACGCCGACGCGGCCGGCGCATTCCGCGTCCTGCTCGTGAATTGACCCTCCTGAAAAGAACTCTCACGCGAACCCCATTTCACGACTCTCCGCCTACGGCCAACCAAGCCGTTGACCGTAGGCGCGGAGCCGGGAGAGACCGATGACGAATCCGCTCTACACTATCTCGACTCTCCCCGCGACGTCGCAGGATGCGATTCGCGAATTCGATGACCGCTACCTTGCAGCCATCGGAGCGACGCCGCCACCGACGTGGTCTGATCTCGGGGACTTCTTCCCGACGAGCGCGCCAATGGTGACGTTCCCGATCTCCTCGCTGGCGATGCGATACCAGCAGACGCAGGGCGGCTCTCGCTTCAAGACGCTCGACGAGAAGTCATTCGACGTGAAGGTCGAGGAGTTCGACTGCGGCGTCGAGGCGAATCTTCTGGACCTCACCACGAAGGTTTTCGCCTACCGCAACTGGACGCAGGCGCCCAATCGCTTCATGCTCGCAGAGGCGCAGCATCGCAATGAATCGCTGGTCACCCTGCTCGAGGCAGGTGCCGACACGCTCTGGGGCGCTAGCGTAGGCAACCCCAACGGCATCGACGGTGCCAACTTCTTCTCTGCGGCGCATCTCTCGAACTTCAACGATCCGGACTCGACGACTTGGAGCAACTACAACGCTGCTGCGCTCGACGTCGTCAGCATCGACAACCTGAAGGCCCAGGTCACGGCCATGCAGGGCGTTCTCGACGAGAACGGCAAGAAGCTCGGCGCGGACCCCGACACGATTCTGGTCCCGACTGCCAAGTACGAAGGGCTGAAGTTTCTGCTCGCGCAGAATCTCATGCTCGCGGCGGCGTCGTCCGCGACCAGCAACGGCGGCGTGACGAACCCGTATGCGGGCAAGTTCAACGTCGTGCACGTGCCGGAACTCACCGACGCGAACGACTGGTATCTCGTCGACTCGAAGCTGCTGGCGCGTAGCGGTCTGCCGCCGTGGATGTCGATGCGCTACACGGCGCCGAACCCTTCGCTCGAACTCCGCTACTGGGACGAGTCTTCGGACTTCTTCAAAGAGACGAGCAAGATCAAGATCAGCTCGCACGTTTGGTACGGCTTCGCGCTCGCGTTCCCGCACGCAATCCGAAAAATCGTGGGCGCGTAACAAAAACTCGTACCAGATGAATGAATCCCGCACGTGCTCGATGGAAGGCTGCACTTCCCCGCTTTACTGCAAGGGGAAGTGTAACCGCCATTACTACGCAAAACGCGTGCGGGGCGTTCGTGGGCGCAAGTGCGAAGTCGAGGGCTGTAGCCGACCGCATCAAGCCAAGGGTAAGTGCCGACTCCACTACGAGAGAGTCGCAATCAAGGCAGGCAGGCGACCGAAGCGGACGTGCTCTGTCGAGGGCTGCGAGCGCATCTGTTTGGCGAAGGGGCTCTGTAAAGGCCACTACGCACGGCAGCGCGACGGCAGGGACATGACGATGCCTTTTCGCCGCCCGAACGGCACCGGCCACGTTGGCGCAGCGGGCTACGTAGAGCAGCACGTCAATGGACGAAAGATGCTCGAGCACCGCCGCGTGATGGAGCAGCACATCGGCCGCGCCCTCTTCGATCACGAAACCGTGCATCACAAGAACGGCGACCGCGCGGACAATCGAATCGAGAACTTGGAACTCTGGTCCAAGTCGCAGCCCGCTGGGCAGCGAGTCGAAGACAAGATCGACTGGGCCGAGCAGATCATCTCGGACTACGACGTAGTTCCCCCGATCCGCATCTCTAGAGAGGGCGTGAGCCTGGACCTCGAGCAAGCGAGCAGAGCCGCGTAATCGGACGCCTTCCCCGTGCCAGCCCCGCACTCCCGCAAGGGGGCCGGGGCTTAGGCGCGTGAAGGCATGGCCTCCAATCTCTACTGCAGCCGAGCGAACGTCAACCAGTGGGTCCCCGCTGGCGCGATCACGTTCGAGGCGCGCATGGTCGCGTCCTCGCTGGCGAGCAACGACACGTTCACGCTGGACGGCCACGGCTTCGAGACGGACGACGAGGTCCAGGTCCGCGCGGACGACGGCACGCTCCCGACGGGGATCTCCGCGGGCACGACGTACTACGTGATCCGCGTCTCGCACACGCAGTTCAAACTCTCCGCGACGGCAGGCGGCTCCGCGATCAACCTCACGGGCGACGGGACTTCGGTGTTCGTCGCGCGCACCGAGCCGCCGTATGACGAGGTGATCGAGTTCTACAGTCGGTGGGCCGATCGCTGCCTGCCCTCCGAGGCGGTGCCGCTCGACACGCCCCTCGGCTCCGAATACGCGCTCGTGCGCGGGCTCGTCGCGCAGCTCTCGGGGTATCGCCTCGCGAATCTCGACGGCAAGGCGTCCGAGACGCTTAGGCAGGCCGAGATCGACGCGCGGGCTCAGCTCAAGGAGTTCGCTGCGGGGCTGCCTATTCGGGGCGGCACGGCCTCGCGAACGAATCTCGCGGTGAAGGTGGCGTACGACAGCACGGACACTAGCGTCCGTGGCTGGGGATCGGACTCGCTTCCATGAGCCGCCCCCTCGACACGAGCTCACTCAAGAAGTTCGCGAGCGTGCTCCGCACGCTGCCTACGGTGCTCGCGCAGAATGCGGCGACGAAGGCGGCCCCGACGCTCTCGAAGATCGTCGAGACGTCCTTCGCGGCCGGCGAAGATCCGTACGGAATCCAGTGGGCACCCGGCGTGGACGGCCAGCGCGTCACGCTCCGGAAGTCCGGCGATCTCGCGAAGAGACTCTTCTACGTCGCGATCGGTCGGATCCTTCGTCTCCGCCTCGGCGTGCCGTACGCGAAGTATCAGGTGGGCCGTCGCCGCGTCGCGCCGGCACAAGGTGCTCCGCTTCCCCCCGAGTACGCCAAAGCGCTCAAGGCCGCGACGCAGGAAGCCGCGCGGGAGTACCTCCAGCGATGATCCACGATCTCGGCACAGCGCTTCAGACGAAGCTCGCCGCGGAGGGCTGCCCCTTCAAGGTTGTCGATCGCGAGCAGTTCGACGCGACCTCGATCGCGCGCCAGCGCGTGGTCATCGAATACGATCGCGCCGCGCGGCACAAGTGGGCGGCGCCGCTCCGCCTGAGCGGCAACCCGAAGGTCTACTTCAACGTCTCGCCGCCGTGCAAGATCACGATCTACGCGCAGAGCACGAGGCAGGGCGCGACGTCGTTCGAGCATGACGATCTCGCGCTCGACGCGGCCTTCGCCGTGAGCAACGCGCTGCGAGAGCTGTTCGCGGAGCGCGGCCTCGGGCTCTTCATGCCGAGCGATGCCGGGTTCGTCACTCCCTCGGATCTCGAGGGCGGGAAGCGCACCGCGGGTGCGGTGTACGAGATCAAGTTCTCGTTCACAGCCGCGGTGCAAAAGCTGACCTGGGCCGGCGCGGATCTGGACGAGTTCACGGTCGGGGCGGGCAGCATCACGAGCTCTACGAAGGTCTCGCGGTTCCGCGGGGCCGACGATGACGGCGACGACACCACGGTCCCCGCAGCGGCGGAGACGGCATGCGGAGCATGAGCACGAGTTCCTGATCGACACACCCATTTCACGGCTAGCCGCGTGCGGCCGAGGGCGACCCCTTCGACCGCACCCGCCTGGCCGGGAGAGACACCATGGCAACGTTGCCCAGCGCTACAGTTTCGATTTCGGCCGAGGCCGGAGCCCTCGCAGGCGGCACCGGGTATTGCGTCGTGATCGGGTGCGTCCCCACGAACGACGACATCACCCCGCGCGTCTTCACATCCCCGAGCGCGCTCTACACGCAGCACGGATACTCGCAGGCCGTCGATTACGCGGCGCTCCACATCGAGGCGACGAAGAAGCCGGTCCTCTTCGTCGGGCTCCCCGTGACCACGGCGGGCGTCGCCGGATCGCAAGACTCCACGGGCGTCACCGGGACGTGCAACATCTCCGTCGCGGCCGGCTCGGACGGGTACCTCGAAGAGATCGACGCGTCGATCACCGTCACGACGGGCGGCACGGTTGGCACCGATCAGATCGTCTTCGATCTCTCACTCGACGGCGGGCGCACGACGAAGAGTGTTCGGCTCGGAACCTCGCTCACGTACACGATCCCGTACGTCGGGGCGGTGCTCAGCTTCCAGACGGGTGGCACGCTCGTCGCGGACGACGTCTGGACGTTTCGGACGACCGCGCCGATGTGGGGCTCGGCTGACTTCGCGCTGGCGAAGACGGCGCTCGCCGCGCAGACGAAGCTCGCGCGATCGTTCCTCGTCGCCGAGGAGATCGCGGACAGCACCTTCGCCGGCTACGTGACGACTGCGCTCAACGGGTATGAGACCGCGAACGATCGCTTCGCGTACGCCCGCGTGAACGTCAAGGATCGCTCGCCGATCCCGACGAAGTCCAAGCTCAAGAAGAACATGACCGGCGCGCCGGAGCTGACCTTCTTGGAGGTCGGCGCGACGGGCGACACGCTCACGCGCGCCACCGGCTCGTGGGTGACCGACGGCTTCACGACGGGAGACCTGGTGAGCATCACCGGTACTGCGTCGAACAACCTTGTTGACGCGGTGGTCACCGGCGTCACGGCGACCGTGCTCACCTTCGATACGGGCGATCTCGTCAACGAGACGATCACCGCGGGTGTCGCGGTGTTCGCCTCCGAAACGCTGACCTTTGCCGAGGTCGGCGCGACGGGCGACACGATCACCCGCGCGACGGGCTCGTGGACGGCGGACGGCTTCGCGGTCGGCGACATCGTCACGATCACGGGGACGGCGTCGAACAACGTGACGACCGACGCGATCACCGCGCTCTCCGCGACTGTGATGACGCTCGGCTCCACGGACCTCGCGGCCGAGGTCATCGCCGGCCACCGCGTGACGGTGGTGAAGACGCTCACCCAGGATGCCTGGATCTCGGCGAAAGACACGGCGTTCGCGAGCGTCGACGCGCAGAAGCGGATCGACATCGGGATCGGCCGGCTCCGCAAGCTCTCCCCGCTCACCGCGTGGGAGTTCCGGCGCCCGGTCGCGTGGGCCGCGTCGATCCGCGAGTACCAGCACGACGTGCACATCACGACGTGGCGCAAGGAGCACGGCCCGCTCCTCGACTGGAGCATCTACGACGATGACGGCAACGTGGCCGAGCTCGACGCGCGCACGAACGGCGGCGCCGTCGCGGGTCGATTCACGTGCGCGCGCACGTGGGCGAACGGCCCGAACGGGGCCTTTATCGCCCGATCGCTGACGCGCGCTACCGAAGGCTCGCTTCTCAGCGAGACGCACAACATGGCCGTTGCGAACGTTGGCTGCACGATCGTGCAGTCCGCGACCGAGAACTACATCGGCCGAACGCCCGCGCTCGACGCAGACGGCCACATGTTGGGATCGGAGCGGACGGCGCTGGAGGAGTCTGTGAACACGGATCTCCAGATCGCGCTCCTTCAGGAGAAGGTTCCGGGCGAGGGGCCGCGTGCCTCCTATGCCCGGTGGACCGCAAGCACGGATGACGTTCTGAACGTGGTCGATGCCACGGTGACCGGCGTTCTAGATCTGCGTGTGAATGGCACGATTGTCAGCGTTACGACCGAAGTGAAGGTGAGCTGATGACCATCGGCGTCTACCTGATCGAGCACGTCGCTACGGGACGGCGCTATGTCGGCAAGAGTGTCGATGTGCAAAAGCGTCTTGGAAGACACTTTTCGTCGAGCACCTTTTCGCACTCCTCCAGCCTCGTACACAAAGCCATTGCTAAGTACGGTCGCAGCGCATTTCGCGTTGTGGTTCTGGAGGATTGCAGCAGCGAAGAGGAAGCCACGGCTCGGGAGATCCTCTGGATTCGAGAGCTGAACACGAAGGCACCTAGTGGATTCAATCTGACAGACGGCGGGGAGGGGAGTTCTGGGCATGCGCCTACTCCAGAGGCCCGCGCCCGCATGGCGGCGTCGAGAGTAGGCCGCAAGCACAGCGAAGAGACAAAGCGCAAGATGTCCGAAGCCCTGAGAGGCAATCAGCGGGCTTGCGGCAGGGTGCTGAGCAATGACGAGCGTGTTCGTCTAGGGGCCTTCGCACGTGCAGCAAATCAAGGGCGAGTTCATACGCCGGGAGCTCGCGCCCGCATGGCGGCGTCGCGAGTAGGCCGCAAATACAGTCCCGAGACGATCGCCAAGATGTGCCGCGCGCAGCAAGCGCGGCGGCGCGCAGAGAAGGAAGCAGCCAATGCCTAACCAAGCGGCAGCGTCGGTCAACGTCCACGAGTGTTCGTGGGCCGAGATGAAGGTGACGATCAACGTCCCGGGCGGGGCGACGTTCGAGATCTTCGATCTCGAGGCGTGGAAGTGGGCGCGCAAGCTCGAACGCGGCGAGTCCCGCGGTCTGAGCGGCGGGCGTCCCATGAAGCGGACGCGAGGCTCTGCGTCGTACGAGGCGTCTGCCACCGCGACGCGGAGCGGGTGGATGCAGCTCGTCGAAGCAATCGAGACCGCCGCGCTTGCCCTCGGGCAGACGCGCGGTGATCGCGTGATCATCGGCGGGATCGAGTTCGATGCGCTGATCCAGCACTCGCCGCTAGGCGATTCGCGAATCTACGCGGTGAAGCTCACCGGGTGCAGCCTCGACGGCGACTCGAGCGACATGAAGCAAGGCAACGAGGCGGACATGATCGAGCTGACCCTGAACCCCATCGAGATCGCCACTAAGAGCGGCGTGACCGGAAACTGGGTGGTGCTCGCATGACGGACGCACTCGACAAGGAGATCGAGGAGCTCGAGAAGGCGCGCGCGGACGCCGCGGAGTCCCTCGCCAAAGAAGAGAAGGCGCAATACGTCGTCGACCTCAAGGCGCGGATCGCACTCGAGGAAAAGCACGGACCGATCGCGGCGGTGAAGGTCACGCGGTACGTGCGCGGCTTCCCGACGCGCGCGTTCGTCAAGACGCCAGGCTCGGCCGAGTACGGCCGCTACAAGAAGATGACTTACCAGGCGCACGATCGAAAGAGCATCGATCAGGTGCGCGTTGCGGGCGACACGCTCGCAGAGTCCTCGTGGGTCTACCCGGAGACCAAAGAGGAGCGAGACGCGATGCTCGAGGCGTTCCCTGGACTTCTCTCGTCGATCCTCATCGCCGCGACGGCGCTCGCAGAGGGGAAGGCGGAAGAAGAGGGAAAAGGCTGACGGCGATCTTCGGCGCCAACCCGCCCACGAAGGACGAGCTTTTTCTTGGCCGTTGCTTGATCGCCCTGATTCGCGGGGACGAAGAGAGCATCGAGGCGCAAGCCGCCTCGATCGTGATCGCGAGATTGCTGCAACCGAAGAGGTGAAGGCGTGGCTGGCGACGGAACTAGCTTTGAGATCGATCTACAGATCAGCGGCGCAGACTCGTACGAGTCGGCCGCAGCCTCGGCCGCGCGGCTCGCAACCAGACTCGATACGGCCAGCGCCGCCGCAGCCACCGCAGCCGACGCGGTGAAGGCGGGAGAGGCTTCGTACAATGCAGCGGAGCGTGCGGCGAACGGTGCCGCGAAGTCGGTCGAGAGGATCGGCCTCGCGGCGGACGCGCAAGCAGCGAAGGCCGCAAAGGCAGCGGCCGAGTATGGTCTCTTCTCGACGCAGTACCAGAAGGCGTCCGACAAGCTGCAAGCGCTCACGGCGCGTCAGTCCGAGGCGGCGCAGAAGTCGGCAGCGGCAAAGGCTGCACTCGACGCAGAGGCCGCCGCGCTCGACAAGCTGAAAGCGTCGGCGGCAGCCGCGAGCGCTCAGCAAGACAAGCTAACGAAGGCGCAGACCGCCGCGAAGGCGAAGGCCGACGAGCTGAAGAAGTCGCTCCCGACCGGGAATCTGCAAAAGATCGGCAGCGAGCTTTCCAACTTCGGCGGCCCGCTCGGGGCTGTTGCAGGGAAAGTGTTCGGGACGGCAGACGCCTTCGGCGATCTCAAGGAGGCGATGGGCAGCGGCGGAATCTACGCCGCGATTGCCGTTGGGGTAGTCGCCATCGCCACGGCCGCCGTTACGTTGACGGCTGCTGCCGTCGCAGGCGTGGCGGCGATCACGTCGTGGGCCGTGTCACTCGCAGACTTCGCGAGGACAGAGAAGCTCCTCGCAGCCGGCGCGCAAGAGACCGCAACCGAGCTCGCGGGGTCGGCTGCCGCTGGTCGGCAACTGATGGCCACGATCGATGGCCTGCGCACCCGCGTCCCGCTGACAACCACCGAGCTCTTGAACATGGCCGATGGCATCCGGAAAACCGGAGTCGAAGGCGCGGCGCTCTCGAGCAAGCTCGAAGAGGCAGCCATCAAGGCCGCGCGCCTCAAGTTCGGGCCGCAGTTTGAAAAACAACTACTCGCCCTGCCGGTGCAGACGCAAAAGCTGAAAGACAATTTCTTCAAGCTCTTTTCGGGCCTGAATATCTCGGCGCTCCTCAAGAGCTTCAAGCAGCTGGTCGATCTCTTCGATGCGAGCTCGGCGAGCGGGCGCGCGATCAAGGTCGTGTTCGAGTCGCTGTTTCAGCCTCTCGTCAACGGCATCGCAGCGTGGATCCCGCGGATGGTAGGCGCGTTCATTCAGTTCGAGATCCTCGTCCTGAAAGCGTTGATCGCGATCAAGCCGTTCGGCTCAAAGATCCTGGCGGTGGCCGAGGTGTTCGGCTGGCTCGCTCTCGTCGTCGCGGCGATGGCAGTCGGCTTCACAGTCGCCGTCATCGCCCCGTTCGCCGTCATCATCGGTCTCGCGGCTGCACTTGTCGCGGCGGTTATGCAGGTCGTCGGCACGTTCATGAACCTCTACAACACGCTGAGCGGGATGAGCCTCGCCGAGATCGGCACGGCGATGATCCAAGGTCTCGCCAACGGAATCACGAGCGCAGGCGGCGCAGTGCTCTCCGCGATCACGGGCGTCGTGTCGGGCGCCATCAACGCAGCGAAGGGGCTCCTCGGAATCGCCTCGCCGTCGAAGGTCTTCGCGGAGATCGGCGCGAACACAGCCGAGGGCATGAGCGGCGGCGTCGACGACGGCGCGGGCGACGTGCAGGGCTCGCTCGAGTCAATGGTCGCGCCCCCGGCTGCCGCGTCTGGCGCGTCCGCGAGCGGGGGCGGGGGTGCCGCTGCGGGGATCATCATCCAAGGCGATATCATTGTGCAGGCGCCGGCCGGGAGCGATCCGCGATCCTTCGCGGAGCAGTTCCGCGACGAGCTCTACAACCTCAGGATCCAGGCAGGCCTGGCGGGGGCGGGCTGACATGCCGCGAATGCCTAATCCAATCGATGATCCCGAGCTCTTCGACGCAATCACGCTCGGCGGGCAGCGCTCGCCCGGAACGCTGACACAGATCACCGGACACGATCGGATCGTCAACTGGGACGTGAAGACGGCGAAGGGTCAGAAGGGCGCGACGACGACGCTCAAGGACATCCCGCCTGCTCCGTTCGCCGTCGAGATCTACCTCGCGACGCTCGAGGACTTCGCGGCGTGGGATGCGTTCAAGGAAGTGATCGACTCAACAGTCGCGGGGCCGACCCCGAAGGCGCTGGACATCTATCACCCCGATCTCGCTGAGCAGGGAATCACGTCCGTCGTGAAGGCGGGCACCGTCGGCACGAAGCACGACGGCAAGGGCGGACAGACGAAGATCGTTCGCTTCCAGGAGTACGCGCCGCCGCAGCCGAAGACGGGCACGGTGAGCGGCTCGAGCACGAGCAGTAAGCGGGAGCGCGAAGAGAACGATCCGAACGCGGCGGCGAACGCTGAACTGAAGCGGCTAACCGACGAGTACCAAAATACGCCATGGGGGTAGCATCGCTGAACGGCCACCGCGCGACGAGCGCCCGCGTCCAGATCCCCGCGTGGGGGTGCTGGTACGCGGACGTGACGCTCGACGGCGAGCACACGATCGACACGGGCGACGCCGCCGCGTTGGTGATCGCCGATCTCACGCTGACCGGCACCATCCTCGCGGGCGGCCCGACGAAGGGCCGATCGACTTACAAGATCGTCGCGGGCGCGGGCGGGTGGGGCCAGGAGATCGCCTCGGAGAAATACGCAGACGATGCCGGGGTCAAGCTCTCGAAGGTGATCGGCGACGCGGCTCGGCTCGCGGGCGAGACGATGGGGACGATCTCGTCGACGGCGCGGATCGGTCCGCACTGGTCGCGTCCGGAGGATGCCGCGTCATGGACGCTCAATAGCCTCGCGCCGCAAGGCTGGTACGTCGACGAAGACGGCGTGACGCAGATCGGCGCGCGCACGGCCGGCACGCTCCCGACGGGTATGACGCGGGTGCAGCCGGCGGATCTCGCGCGCGGCGTCGTGGTCCTCGCGTCCGAGTCGATCGCGACGATCCTGCCAGGCGTCGAGATCGACGGGATCACCGCGGTTGATGTGCAGCACGAGATCGACGCGAAGGGCCTCCTCCGCACGACGGTGTACGGCGCAAGGTCCGACGTCGGCGGTGCGCTGGACGAGCTCCGCAAGCTATTGGACGCGGTCGACCCCGGCCGGAAGTTCCGATCTACGTGGGAGTACCGCGTCACGACGCGGGCCGGAAAGAAGCTGAACCTCCAGCCGGTGCTCGTGTCGTCGGGCATGCCGTCGCTCCCGCGCGTGCGGGTGCGGCCCGGCGCGCTCGGCTAGATCGGAAGAGCGTCGTGTAGGGAAAGAGTGTAGATCTCGGT